CTTTCTTTATTAATAACATTAAAAAATCCGTAACCATAATTTATCATGTCTCCTAAGTTATCAACCTCACCTATTCTCATCACCCTTTCATACGCACTATTCTTACCTCTCTCAATAAAAACGTCAGTTTGTATTTGAGCTTGGTCAACAACTTTCAATAAAACTTCGTCTTTTGTTATTGGACTTGCCTGTAAATTGTTTTGAGTCAATCCTGAAGATTCTTGGAAGAATATTGTTGTACCATCTGTATAGTCATAATAATCAACACCTGTTATAGTGTAAGCAGTAAATGTTGGATTCATGTTGGAAATTGCTCCCCATATTTGTCCATTAGCAATTACGGGTACCCCTACTTGGAACTTAGGTGACCCGTACTGAGCCAATTCGTTCACCCTTGACTTGGTCAATCCTGAAACTGTAAATGGGATTGTAACGTAGTTAATCGATGTTTGAGCCGATACCACGTTAACAGCATCTCCTGAAAATATATAATCATACGATACTGGTGTTCCTATCCAGTTACCTGACGAAGGAGCAAAAAACGCCTCTCCTTTTGGGTTATAAATTGTTGGGTTAGTGAACGGAGTACTTATTTTTTTAGAAACTTTTGTCACTCCCCATGGATTTGTTTGTTCCAAGGTTATTGTGTATTCACGAGTCGCAGATGCGTATGTATGATTAAGAGTGTTCGGTGTGTACCCCGTTATTATTTGTTTTGGAGTGTTATCACCCCAATCAACTCTATAAGATGATAGGTTTAAAAACTTTTGGAACTCGTCTGAAGTATTGTAGATATTGTATACGTATGGGTTTGCCGTTGTGGATGAAAATATAAAATTTGCAACTACATTTTTCTGTAATACCGCTCCGTCAAATGGACTATAGTATCCCGCATCGACAGCGGTTTGTCTGAACAATAATGGGACACTTAAGTTTGTTAATAATGAAGCCCCGTTTGGACCCGAACTAACAACTTTGGTCATAGCAGAATACACCCCAACAGAAGTTCCATCGTAATTAACGACGGATAAATCTCTTGCAACGTTTTCAGGCGATACCGTTATTTTATAATAATCTGACATTCTTATTGATTTACATATTCATACCATTTTATGGGTAAATTTGTCCCTAATCTTTGACCGTAAGTGTTAAACACTTGATATGTTTGTGTTGGATAATCTAATTTAACTTTGTAGTATAATAATTGAGTACCATCAAACGAGTACTTATTTTCCATTAGAGCTTGTGGTCCTTCAGTCAGGTCAAATGGTGTGGTCCCTCTTCCAGTCATCATAGTTGTAAACTGACCTGTCTTGGCGTTATAGAATTTGGCACTCATATAGAATGTGTCAATGTCTAAAAATGTTCTTTTCTTTAACCAATAAAGAAAGAAACCTTCTTTATCTCCAACATAGTCTAATATAAATTCAGGTTTTTTAATCGACACTAATGTTCTTTGCATTTGAGCATCCATCTTCAACCCCTGTTGTGTTGGTAAAATTACTGTTAGGTAATTTGTTTGTTTTTTGTCATCAGGAGTATCGTAAAAATCTAATTTAAAAAATGAGTTAGTGAAATTGTTTTCATAGTAATAAACCTCTTGAGGTGTAAACCCTTCACTTAGGTAATTAACTCTCCAATTGTTAATATCACTCATTGAACCTCCTGAATAGAAATAAAACTCGTAATTAATCTCTGTATTGTTTGTTGTTCCTGTGGCAGGTGCGTGTGCAAACCTTGATATTTCAAAATCGCGTCCAACCCCAATAACTTCCGTTATTACTTCTTTTTCGTACTCTTGAATTGCCATATCTAATCCCAAGTAGTCCCACTTAAGTTCTACAGGAATATTGATTTGCTTGTCAGTATCTCCGTCTTGTCTAATTACAAATTTATTCACACTCATCAATTAACGGTTTAAATGAGAAGTCACTCTGAACCTCGTTATAGTTTATTCCTTCAGGTATTAATCTAAACACAACATTTTGAAATGGATAATGTGCTGTATTAAAAAATGGATAATCTACCCCTAACCCTGTGTTATCTTTAAACCCATAACTAAACAAATCTCTCCATCTAAACTGTTCGTCTGATGAAGAATAAAATGCCCAATTTGGAACTTGGTCTAAGAACCCTACTCCTCCTGTTTCAACATAATCGGAGAATACTCTTAGAGTCATTGGGTTATGTGGTTTATAATAATATCCTGGCGCATTGTTAGTTGGGACCGTAGTTGTTGCAAATACAGTTTGGTTGAACTTCATTTTGTGATAATATGGTGACACGGTTCTTTCTATTTGTTCGTAGTTGTTCCACTCACAGAAGTCCCCATCCATAATGTCATCCTTTTTCAAATCCAAATTATAGAAGAAACTTTTGGTTTGACCATTAGTTAAAGTATACCCTGAAACAGGAATTGATGTGTTTGATTTTTGGTTATTATTACTCCACCACGGATTTACAACTTTAGATAAATTAAATCCCCACCCTTGTTTTAATCCAATACCATCAAAAGGCATATTAAAATACCCTGAAAACCCTTTATTTACGATTGTCAGATTAATCTCAGATAATGGTCTCATTTGGTTGTCTCTATATCCCGCCAAATCAATGTCATAATTTGATGTGAAGTTGTAAGCATTACTACTAGATTTCTGAGAAACTCTTGTAACGTTATTTGGAGTAATAGAACTATACTCTAACTTCATTTGTTCCCCAAAAACATTCTTTTCAAAACCAACTTTAGTAACCGCTAAGTCAGTTAGATTAGTTAAAACTTTATATTGTTTAACATAATATTCTGACCTTGTTTCCGTTAAATTATCAGGATTAAGTACTCTTTTAAAAGTACCTGTGGTGCCATTATTAAATGTCGTACCCGTATATCCAATATTCAACACATTAAATGTGTATACATCCGTACCAAATAATCCAGTTCCTAACGAATACACTTGGAAGATGTTTGAATTTCTATAAGTTAATGATAACTCAACATATTCGTTTGGAGTTAATCCGTGAGGAGCAACACAAGTAAATGAAATTAACCCATTACCATTTTGTGATGTATTTGTTATTGTAAACGCAATACCATCACTCGCCTTCCAAGTAATGTCGTTAGAGTTACTTGAATAATATGTTAATTCCTTATCATAATTATTATCTGATGGATAGGTTAAATAGTATGTCCAATTGTACGTATATGCACTTTTGGCTTTGTACTGAAAATGTTGGTCTCCGACATCAGGTCTATAAAAATCAAACTCGTAGTATTGTGGAAATCCTTTCCAAATACCACTTTGTTTAGAAGCCTCGGGTGATGTGTAATAAAGATTATCTCTAAATGGTATATAACCTGTGGTACCAGTATAAGCGTTGTCGTACAAATAAGTAACTTTAAAAGTAGGTCTAAAAATAGTACAAGCCTGTCTTTCGTCGTCATATACTTGAGCAAGGTTAACCGTTGCACTTCTGTCGTATTCAGTAATTTCCTGACTTTGTTCATCAAGATTTATCGAAATTTTTTGATTGACAGATGGTGCCCCTTTATACCTTAAACCGCTTGGAACTATTGTATACTTATTCATCTAATGAGTATTTTGTTTTAAACCTATCTAATGCCGATTCACCTTTAACAACCCCAAAATAGAATTGATATGGTGCTCCCACTAAAAATCTATTTGAAGTTTGTGGTGTTGAGGTATATCGACCACCCACAGTTGGGTAACTTACAACATTCCCATCTACACTATATATGTACCCTCTCGCGGTTAAATCATTCGCTACGGACGTTCCATTTAAATAATATTTAGTATCTGTTGTTGACCTATCTAAAGATTGATACTTACTTTGAATAATATCCTGACTATTTGTTGCCCATGTGTTATTTTGATTTCCAAATATTGTTGATGAACCCGACGCTAGTCTCCATTGATAGAACGGAACTAATTGCGATTTAATACCATATGGATATGGGTAATACCCGACGTTGTCGGTTCCTCTAAAATTAATTCTTCCTGGTGTTAAATAATCTTTGGTTTGAAGGTCTTCTGTTGTAGATGAAAACCACACAGCCATAATCGGGTCACTAGGAGTTCCTAATATTGTTGTCGGGTTAATTGCCCCAGGAAAAATTTCATAAAATTCAGGTGAAAAATTAACATTCCCTATTTCAGAATTTATCGATAATAATTGAGCCAAGTCACCATCGATTCTTTTTTGTGGTCGGCTAAATAATTGGTCTATACCATTATCACCTGCAGGGATTAATTGTTTTAAAAAACTATCATCAGTAATTCTTGAAATAACAAATAAATTAATTAAATCTGAAGTGTCCCCATAACTAGTTGGATTAATATTTGGTAGAACATATCCTTTTGTTGATGGGTCAAAGGTTATTTCAGAATAAAAATAATCTTTCATCCCTAAATTAATAATTGTTGTTGGGTATAAAAGATTCGAGGCATTTACACTTCCCGTGTCCGTTGCTCTTTTGCCAACAAATTTATTTGACGTGTCATTCCAAGGACTACTTCTATAATAGAAGTTATTACTATCCATATTGAAGTACACTATTTCTCGAGGGAAACTAGGGTACTCTGGTTTATTTTTATTATTATAATATGTGTTAACTTGTATTGGGAATGCGTATAGTGAACCATTAATCCAATTATTCATAAATGATTGGGATAATACTCCTCGACATAATCCGTAAAAAAATCTAAACCTAAATCCCCATTCTCCAAAATTACGTAAATCTTTAACTAAGTCAGTTATTGGTCTTCTTAAAAACATATAACACCCACTTTCAACAGCATCTTTAGTAGTACATGATTGGTTAATACCAAAAGTATCTCCAAATCCTTCGTAACATTCTAACCCAACCATTGCCTCACAATCGAAACTTTCCAAAACTTTAATAGAGTTTGGTAACCCCTCTAAATCTGCAGTTACAGTTTGAGCACCTGTTTGAAACGCATCAGATGTAATATCTTCCGAGTCTGTATTTATTAGGTAGACATTAAAATTAACGTTTTGTTGTAATAATGATGGATTTAATGTCCAAGAACCACCATCTAATCCGTCTGACGATGGTAGTCTATCAGTCCTTAGTACGTTCAATTGAGCGTTATCAATTAACATTGATGGGTTGTAACTAAAAAAAGTTTTTGTTGTATAATAATATCCTAAGTCGTTAACATAATTACTTGCAAAAACAAGACCACTATTATTAACTTTCATAACCGCACTACCAGATAGGTCTTCACTGTTATCATATTTAATACTTGAAGAAAATGGACTATAAAATCCATTTGAAGATATCGATACTACTTTAGGTAAAGTAGATAAATCAACGCACGATATGAACCCTCCTATAACACCTGAAGTATTAACTTTAACAGAATAGAAAATACCGCCCCAATTCATTTTCCACCAACGATTGTTTCCATCAAACCTACTTGTATACCCAAAAAATGAGTCATAATTATTATACATTGTCAACCCAAGTCTTGGCGTGGCATTTGCTGCTACATTTGGTACAAATAAACTATCGGTATTCAGATATGGGGCATTACATCCCAAAACATCTGAAGACGCAGAAACCCCACTTCGAGTAATCCTTTTCGCAGAACCTAAAGTACCAGGGTTGTTTGGAGCTACACCATCTAATGTTGCCCCTACAGGTAATGGGTTTATACTTGCATCTAACGAACCGTAATATGCCGTATTTGTTGTATTAAATCCTGAAAACGATTGTCCCGCAATTGACGATGTTGTGGTTCCAGGTTTAAAGAAATACGATTGATTATACATATCATTTTGATTGTAAGATTGTACCGATATACTACTATTATTTAATTTTTGTATTGGTATGTTAACTCTTGTTGCTGCGGTTACAGTCCAATTCGAATCAAATTCACTTGTACCAAATAAATTACCTAACGAATATTCATTAACATATTTTGGAGAGTATGGGTCAACTCCTCTCTGTAAAACTAATATAAACTGAGAACTTGCTCCTTCAAAATATTCAAAAGCATTAAAATTGATTACGGCATTGTCAACCGACCATCCTCCAAAACTTGGTTTAGCTGGTATGTATGTACCAACACTGTTAAGAATATTACCAAAAGATTGTGTCGTACCTGTATTCCATATTTTGGCGGCGTCCGATACTGTTATCGCAGTAATAACTTGGTAATACTCAACATCCGCAGGGAATCTATAATTAGTTTCAGATGAACCATAAGGTAAGTTATATCTAACAGGTGTTACAATATTTGATACTTGTGTTGTTGCATAAGATACGTCTATTGTTGTTGCTCCACTACCATTATAAGTTTCACCACTAATACCCGTAATAATACCGTCGGCAGTTGATGCACTGTAAAGATAATTTGTATCTGTAGTTCCAGTTATATTAATAAAAGTTAATAAATCTCCCGCAGCAAATTGCTCCTGCGATAACACCGTTATGGTATTATCATAATGATGTTTTCCAAAATTGGAATCTTTTGCGAATGTTACTTTAATTTTATTAATATTTGAAAAATAACTTTCTCTTAAATTAAAAATATTAATTCTTTCACCAATAGGTAAATCATATGATGCAACAAATCTACCTCCTCCAATGTTTAATTGTTGTGAAAGAGGTAACTTATATCTTGATGGGTCTCCAATATTAGAAGTTAACCCAAGTCCTGCTATCGCTTCACTAAACATGATGGACCAATCCTCACCATTTTCTGTATCTCCTGAGAAATAACTAGATGCTAATCCATCGTAATAAAGGTCTGAAGATGAAAGATAAGATAAAACACCTGCACCATCTACACCTGAAGTTGCTTGGTTATTTGAACTATCTTTAAGGGTTTGTTTACAATCACAAGCCTGACAATCAGGATAAGTAATCATTGGTAACCTTATTGTATAATCTTTTTTAGTACAATACTTTCTCCATTTTTTAAATGGGTACCAAGAAAAAACTCTTTTCACTCTAATACCAACATAGGAAAGCCAACATAAAAAGTCTAAAACTAAATTATATAAAAATAATAAAATATGCCCAATAGTTAATAAGATTAACGCTACTGGTTGTATTACCGTCATTAAAATTGAGAAGAGGAAAAATAAAAAATCAAAGTTTCTAAACCCGTCATTAACAGGAAATTTGTTAACACTATCTTCACAATCTTGGTCATCAATTTCTTTAATACCAATAAACCTACCTGGCGCGGACCCAATAATATTTCTACCACTTTTGTATTGGTCAATCAAAGAAGACACCGTATAAACTTTATTGAATTGAAATTCGTAGAATGTATCTTCGCAATCGATAATCTCATTAAGTCTCTCTATTTTTTTCTGTCCAATAAATCCATCAGTATAACCACTCCAAGCCAATCCAAAATAATAAGAACTCTGTTGTTGTTTAGAATTATTTGTTGTTGGAATACTTCTAGTTGACGGGTCTGATGATGATGTTGTCCATCCGTATTCTTTAACGTTTGGAACTAAATAATAAGCTCTTCTTGTTTGTAAAGTTAAATCATTTGGTTGAGTCCATTTGACCTTAAAACGGTACTTGGCCTTTGTTGGAACTCCAACAGTTGGGTCATTTGACAATACTTTTTCACCAAATTCATTAGTTATAAAATAATCTAAGTTCATTGGTAATTCTATTAACCATGTTCCTGAACCATCAATAACATTTCCTGATTGTTCTAACTCATATTGTTCTAAAACAGGGTTACCATCTATATCTTGTTGTATTGTTTGTCTTAACGCTAATATTTGACCTGGTGATGTTGTTAAACCGCATAGGTTACCCATGTTATCTTTTGGTCTTCCATTATTCCTTACTCTTAGAGTGTCAGGTGAAGAAAACATACATCCCATAAACACCGATGTCGGTTGTATATCAACATTGGCATCATCTCTTAAATCAAAATCTAATCGATTTATTGCAATTTGACAAAGTGACGCATCACCCCATAATGGAGAAACTTCAACGTTCTTAACTAAATTAACTATTTGTGGTAATGAATTTAAATCTGTTGAAGTTCTAAATTTAGAACCCGCAACTTGTGCTTCGGTTGCCAACCCCATTCTAATTAAATCCTGAGGTGTTAGTGAGAACTCTCCAATATCGGATAAGTCAACATCCATAACAATCGCTTGGTCCCCTAACGGAACCCCCATTATCATGTAATCCCCACTTTCGTTTGTTTTGGCAGTATACTTGTAATACGTGTCATATATTTCAACTGCAGTTATCCCCGTAAGAGAATCCGCTCTTGTTGGTAGTGTACCTGTCGCTGAGTGCTTTGAATATGATTTTTCGTAAGGTAAAAGATTGTATCGATATCCGTCTTCATTTTTATCTGAAGGAGATTCATAAGGATAGATACTTGATATTAAAGGATTAGATTCGTCAACATTGGTTATTGGGACGAATACCGCAACTCTCGCATTAGGTATACCCAACCCATTATTGGCGGTAACTCTACCAACAATAACACCATAGTCCGCACAACTTCTTGTGTAGATATCCGCTTGTTGTATTTTTAACGATAAGATTTCTAAGAATTCAAACTCTTGGTCTAATTGGACGTTGATTGTCTTATTAGACCCGAGTTCGGTTTTTATCCTATATGATTGACCCATGTATTACCTTTAATTTATAAATAGTTTATGTGTTATTTTTAAAGTACTAACACACTCTTTTTAATAATAAACTAAACGTAACGATAATAAACCTATTAAGAGAAGGTAACTGATTGGAAATTTTTAACCGAAACTCTAATATCTTTGTTTGGATAACGGATTTGGTAAACTTGTGAAGGTTGAGCAAACACCGTATCATCCACAGGTAATATTTCTTTAGTTTCAGGGTCGGAATACTCCATAGATGTTTCAGCCGAAGAATATTGCCCCCCAACTTTATTGTAAACATTCATTCCTGCAACAGTGATTACACCATTTTGATTTTGAACAATACTTCTAAGTTCAGATAGGTATACGTTTTGCCCTAACTGTCTTACTTGAGGATTAAAATACGCTGATATTTTGTCAACCACATCAGCAATAACTTGTCCTGAATTCTGAGCAGCATCTAATACAATCTGAACATCAACACTAAGGTCAATAACTTCAGCGGTTAAGATAGAAATGTAGTCATTTATCATTCGATAGTTTGATAGATAAGTTGCCACATTCTGTCTTAAAGTATCAGAAACAATATTGGTTAATTTACCTGAAGTATCGTATGATAGTAATTGAATTAATATTTTGTTGTTATTTTCTGTAATTGAAACTTTGGCAGGTGCTCCGAATTCCGCTGGCATGTTTCTAATAAGAGCCTCATAATCTTGGACTGTCACTGCTCTTTTTTGAGCGGAGAAGTTAAACGATACATAGTTTCTTATTTCTTCTAATGATGGAAGTCCTGCTCCACCAATTGCCGCGGTTACGTTAGTACATCTTAACGAGTTAACTACTGAAGAGTTTGTTAACTCTGAAGGACCATTAACGTAGAATGAAACAGTGCCTATTTGATTAATAACATTCGTTCCTAAGTTTGATGCCAATCCCCCACCAACTCTATATTGTATGAATAGTGTTGAGTTTGGAACTAATGCCGAACCTAAAGAGAAGTTGTTTGTATATCTTTGTAAATCTAATGTTGTCCCTACTGTTGTAAATTGGTCTAAAGCATCTTGAGCGGTATTGGTACCACCACCGAAAGTCATTTTCTTAAATCCTTCAGGTGTGTATTCGCTAATAAATCTGTTTTGTGTTTGAATGTATCTTCCTACTTTAATACCAGGTTGGTCAGATACTTTTGTAGGGTCTTCAACAAAAACTCTATCTTCGGCTAATGCGTCTACCTCGTACCATCTATTAGATGCTCCGATAAACTCAGCACTTGTTGGTATATTACTATACTCGGTACCACTCTTAAGTAATACACTTGTAATACCTAATACATTTTTTTCAGGTAAGAATAATTCAAAGAATGGTCTAACGTCATTTGGACTAACTACTTTTTTGAATACTTTAGTTATACCATTAACAACTAACTCTCTTTTGGTGATAGTATAGTTAATTAATACGTTGTTGGAGTTGAAATTTGGAATCTTTAATCTGTTCGGAAACCCTTGAGCATTATATGGTGATGTAAAATCAATATCATAGATATTCTCAAATACAATACCCGCCCCTGTTACTTGAGACCCTCTTGTTAGAGTTCCTAAGTATCTTTCATCTTCTTTATCACCGAACGCAGGAACTGTGATTGAGAAGTCAACAAGAGCAACTGAAGGTCTTTGACCTGGCAATTTTAAACCGTAGGTTCTTGCAATGTTATATATTGAAGACCTTTGTTGTGCGTATTGAAGTACCGTTTCTTGAATACTTCTATCAATATGATAATGTAGGTTATCGGCAACGGCTGCGTTTAAATCTAAGAATACTGAGAATACCGAAGCATCATTAAAATCTTGAATTAATTCAGGATAGTATGTTTTGCAATAGTTAAGTAACTCAGTTCTTATTCCCTGATAATCTCTGGTTGTATATGATATTTTACGATTCGCCATCTATATTAAATATTGATAATTACAAAATCACTCTGAGCAAACGTATTTGATTCTACTGAGTAATCGATTTTAATTTTTGCAGTATATTCTGATGTCCCTTTACCTGGAAATCTATATACTGGTGATTCGCTACTTCCTACGATGTTTTGTCCTTCCGCGATATCAACCTCTTCCATTGGGTCTGCAGGTGTGATTGAGATATTATTTAATAATAAATTTGGCATGTATCTCGAAACAGCTTCTCTGATGTCAGATTGAATCGCATCAAACGTAAGTCCGTCAAAAGGTTCAAATAAAAATTCATATAGTCTTGTTCCAAAATCAGGTAAGTAATATCTTGTACCTTTTCTTGTTAACAATAAATGAACTAAATCCGCTTTAATCTGTTGAGCTTCAAGCTCTGTTAATTGTAAATAATCTCCTCTTTTAGAATCTCTAAAAGGAAAATTAATACCATATGTAGTTCCATCTGCCATAACTATAAATATAATACCCTCGTTTTTCCTTATAAATAGATTAAAATAAATAATCCCGATGTTGGTCGGGATTATTTAGTATCTTAAGATGAACAACCGAAACATTCAATTTCGATTCCTTCAGGTTTTTGAGGTAAATTCATGTTAGTGTAATCTACTTTAGGTACCTCAACAGTAGGTTTTGATTTCTGTATTTTTGATACATCAACCGCTAAGTGTTTAGCTCCTGTTGAAATCGCTTTGGTTCTAACATAGTAACATAAAGTCTTTAATCCTTTCTCCCATGAGTGGAAGTGTGATGAAGTAATTTTAGACAATGTTGGATTACTCATATAAATGTTCATTGATTGTGATTGGTCAATAAACGGAGCTCTGTCCGCCGCCATGTCAATCAATTCTTTTTGAGAGATTTCCCAAATTGTTTTATACTTTGGAATCAAGTGTTCAATTCTCTTAACTTTTTTATTATAGTTTCTGTCCTCAGGGTCAAGGTATTGGTTAAAGTTAATGTTTTGAATAGACCCCTCATTCATGATTATTTCGTTTTTCAAGTCTTCACACCATACCCCAATTTTCTCGAAGTCGTTAATTAAGTACTTGTTAACAATCATAATTTCACCACCAACAACTCTTCTGTTAAATAACGCAGAGTGTGCTGGTTCAGTCATTTCAAATGAACCTGTGATTTTAGCTGAAGATGCAACTGGCATCTGAGCTGTAAATAAAGAGTTACACACTCCGTATTCTTTAACTTCTGTTTTTAAGGTATCCCAATCTAAAAATAATTCAGATTCGTTTAATCCCCACATATCAAATTGGAATACACCTTTTGACATTGGTGACCCTTTGAAAAATTTATATGGTTTTCTAATACCTCTTTTACATAAGTCATTACTTTCAGTGATAGCTGCGAAGTAGATTGCCTCGAATATGTTTTTATTTAAAACTTTAGCCTCTTCAGATGTGAAGATGTAATCCATTAAATAGAATACGTCCGCCAACCCTTGAGTTCCAATAGCAATCGCTCTTTGTTCAAGTCCTCCTTTTAATCCTTTTTCTGTTGAATAGTTATTTTTATCGATTACGTTGTTCAACGCTCTTACCGCTCTTCTAACTTCTTCAATCAATAACTTATAATCAAACTTACCATCAACAATAAAGTTTTTCAATACGATAGATGATAACGTACAGATTGCAGTTGTCTCTTCATCAGTGTATTGGTAAATCTCGTTACATAAGTTTGATTGTTTAATTACACCGATGTTTTGGTGGTTAGTTTTCTTATTCGCACTATCTTTAGCACATAAGTAAGGAACCCCTGTCTCAACTTGGGACTCGATAATTTTAGACCAAATATCTTGAGCTTTAACTTTTCTACCGATACCTAAATCAACTGCCTTTTGATAGTTTTCTTCGTATTCATCACCATAACATTCTTGTAATGGTTTGATACCCGATTTAATAATTTCATTAGGACAGAATAAGTACCAATCTTCATTGTTCTTAACCGCTCTCATGAAGTTATCGGGAATCCATAACGCGGTGAATAAATCTCTCGCTCTTAATTCCTCAGCACCTGTATTCTTTTTAATCTCTAATAGGTCCATAATATCTCTGTGCCATGGTTCTAAATAGATAGCAGCACTACCAGGTCTTCTTCCTTGTTGGTTAAAGAATCTTAATGACTCGTTAACAATTTTTAAGTACTTTAGTAATCCTCCAGCAAATCCACCTGATGATTTAATTCTACTTTCTTTACTACGAATGTTAGACATTGATAATCCAATACCCGCAGCGTCTGAAGAATAAGTTGAAATATCATTCAAGGTTTTCAATAACCCTTCTCTCGAGTCAGAGTTGTTGTAATGTAACACACAAGATGCTAATTGAGGTACTCTTGTACCCGCATTAATCATAATAGGTGTCGCCTTTGATATACGTTGGTTTGATAATGAGTTGTAGTATTCTACCGCCTCTTCATACGTGTTAGTTACCCATAGAGCAACTCTCATGTACATGTGTTGTGGTCTTTCAATTACTTTACCTTCAGGTGTCTTTAACAAGTACATTTCTTGTAATGACCTCCAAGCGAAATAATCAAAGTTATAATCATTTTCATGATTAATGACCTCATCAATTTTACTCGGACCATATTTTTCAATGATTGACATTAGTTCATCATGTACAATACCATCAACGTGTAACGTATGCATTGTATTTGAGAAACTTGGGTCAGTTTCTTTGTGGTAAGAAGAGATTGCAACTGAAGATGCAAGTCTTGAATAATCGTGGTGACTACCCGTGTAAGCGGCGGCAATTTCATATACAAGTTTGTCTAACTCTTTAGTTGTTATAACACCTTCTGTAGGTACAGAAGTAATAACTTTAATAAAGATTTCGTCTGAATTTACAGTTAAACCTTTAGAAGCTCTTTTAATTCTGCTATATATTTTTTGTGGATTAAAGGACGCATCTTCCCCGCCTCTTTTTTTAATTTTTAGTGACATCATATTTTTAATAGTAATAAATTAGAAATCAGAATCAAAAGATAATGTTTCGTTTAGTTTCGCTTTTTGGTATTCCATCGTTCTTGACTCAAAGAAGTTACCCTTTGTTTCAACCGCGATTTGTTCCATAAACTTAAATGGTTGTTCAACGTTAAACTCTTTTTTACAACCAAATTTAACTAATAACCCATCGGTTACGAATTCAAGATATTGTTTCATTAAGTTTGAATTCATTCCGATAAGTGAAACAGGTAAAGATTCTGTGATGAATTCTTTTTCAATTTCAAGTGCAGATAATAGGATTTCTTTAATTCTCTTTTCTGATGGTTTGTTCTCTAAGTGATTATTAACTAAGTGAATAGCAAAATCACAGTGTAGGTTTTCATCTTTAAAGATTAAAGAATTGGCGTTACATAACCCTTGCATGATTCCTCTTGATTTCAACCAAAAGATTGAACAGAATGA